TGAAGAACTTTTATATCGATGTGAAAAACTATTAGATATACGAGTAGAAACTGAAAGAGATTTTGGATTACCATGTTTAAGTCTGGATAGAGTAAATTTAGGAGATAAATTATTACAATTAAAAGTAATGCAAAAATCTGGTCTTAGTAAGGACCAGTTAGAGAATATGAAATCTCCTATGGATCGTATAGATCTAGAAAAAGTTATATTTCCTTTTATAAAGTTTAATACTCCAGTACTTCAGAAAGCATTGCAAAATATGAAAAATCAACACAATGTGTCTCCAGGTAGAAAAGGTTATATTAATACTTTTATATTTGGTGGAATGGAAGTAACTATTGGAGTCGGAGGTATACATGGTGACAATGGTTGCTGTTCAATTAAATGTAATGAAGATGAATTATTATTAGATTCTGATGTTAATTCACTATACCCAAGTTTAATTGCAGTATATGAACTATATCCACCCAAATTAAAATCCATTCTTAGAGAAGTATATCCTGAAATTATTAAGGAAAGACTAGAATTTAAGAGAACAAAACAAAAAAATAAAAATGAAACGTACAAGTATATGCTTAATGGAGTAACTGGAAAAATGCAACAAGAAGTATCTTGGTTATATGCACCATTTTCTATTATGCAAGTACGAATTAACGGTCAATTGCTACTTTTAATGCTTGCTGAGAGACTTTTAGATCTAGGATGTAAGTTATATCAGATTAATACTGATGGTATCTTATATAAGATAAAAAAGGACAAATATGATAAATTACAACAAGTACTAAAAGAATGGGAAGAGCTTACTAAGCTTACTCTAGAAACAGAACAGTTTACTTCATTTTATCAGTTAGCAATAAATGATTATTTTGGAGTAGAATCTGATGGAAATATTAAGAAGAAAGGATTCTTTCTGACTGATATTGAATTAGGAAGAGGATTACAACCTAAAATAATACCCGAAGCAATTATTAACTATTTTGTTTATAATACTCCAGTAGAAGATACGATTAAATCATGTAGAGATATACGTAAATTCTTACAAGCTGAGAAGACTGGTAAACAGTGGACAGTTGAGTATAATGAACAAATTCAACAGAGAACTAATCGATTTTACGTTAGTAATAGTGGATATTACTTATGGAAATGGAAATTAGATGAAATTGGAAAAAGATCATATCATAATATGCTAAAAGGTCATGGAGTAAAACTTCATAATCGACTATATTCTGATGAAGATCTTCAATGGAAATATTCTCAAGGAGAAACATTCCAGAGTATATATGATGTTGATTATCAATATTATATTACTCAATGTGTTAAAGTGATTGAACAATTAAAACCTAGACAGTTAAGCTTGTTTAACTTTTAACAGAAATTGGCAGAAAATAACAAATCTTTGACAAGCTTTTAAAATTTTTAAGAGCATGATCATTGAACTAGATACAAGTCTATTAGAAATAATAGACAATATATCAATTAATCAGTTAGTATTTTTAAGTCTTGTATTAGATAAGAATCAAAAATCCCATCAAGGTATCACACCACTTATTCGCCTGGTCAGTGATAGTGAAATACAAGACTTAATCGACAGAAATCTTATTCAGAAGAAAGACGATAGTAAAAAACTAATATATAAACCTACTAAAGAATTAGTAGACAAATTGACTCCTAAAGACGTACTTTTTGAGCAATTTTATACATTATATCCAATAATGGTTAATAGACCAGATGGAACTAAAGGCTTTCTTAGAAGTAATGTTAAGAAATGTAGAGATTATTATAACAAATTAATTAAAGGCAATCCTGATCTTCATAATAGAATCATAACCGCCTTGAACTTTGAACTTTCCGATAAAGCAATGACCGGTAAGCTTAGTTATATGAAAACTATGTGGAAATGGCTTACTTCACATGAATGGGAATTAATTGAAGAGCAAATGAATATTAGCCAACCTGAAACTACTATGTTGTATGGAACAAAATTACGTTAATCCGCTACCGTTTAAACATATATCTACAGCTGCAAGTGAAGCTGTTACATATATACGAAGACGCAAAAACCATGAAATTGAACCACTTAAAAGTAGGTGGAATAAATTCAATGAAATGTGTTGTGGTGGGATTGAACCTGGTTGTGTTTATACAATTGTAGGAGCATCAGGAACTGGTAAGTCTTCGTTTGTAAATACACTCGAAACTGATTTAATTGAACTTAATTCTAACAAAGAATTGATCGTACTTTCTTTCTCATTTGAAATGCTTAGCCGTGCACAAGTAGGAAGAAAACTATCTAATAAGTTGCGTCAAACAACTACACAATTGTACTCGGCATCAAAAGATCTTTCTGATACTGAACTTAATTTAGTTGAGGAAACTGCAGAATCTCTTAAAGATTATCCTATATATTATGTGGATGATGCAGCTACAGTACAAAAGATAGACGATACAATTACATATTTTCAAAATACGATTGCTAAGGATAAATGGTTAATAGTCATTTTAGATCATACTTTATTAGTAAATAGTGATAACTATAAAGATGAAAGAATGATTATATCTGAGCTTGAAAGAGTATTTATCAAAGCAAAGAAAGTTGGTATGACAAGTATCATACAATTATCTCAAATGAATCGTAATATAGAAAATATTGACAGAATTAATAATCCATCGAGTCACTATCCGATGCGAAGCGATTTATCATCATCTGATTCTGTATTTCAAGGAAGTGATGTTATAGCGGTTTTATCTCGACCTGAAACTTTAGGTATCACCGCTTATGGTCCTCAACGACTACCTGTACAAAATAAAGTATATCTCCATTTTCTTAAAGTAAGAGAAGGAGAATTGGCAATACTTGAATTTGAGAATGACCTGAAATATAACAACCTAATTGAGTTATAGATAGGATTTTTATTAATCTTGGTTAAATAAAGGCGAATTATGACATACAAATATAATACAGTAAACAACACGGCAAAGAATAACACAAATCTTGACTATACGATTGATTTGAGTAAGTATTTTACGACAACTACTTCTTCTAAGAAGAGTGATTATACGATTAGCATTTTGGATAAGATTAAATCTATTTTCCCGTGGGCTAACAAGAATGATAACAAGTACACAATTCTGACATTGGATAATGCTCCGTATGAGAATTATACAATTTTGGATATTACTCCGGAAGCATTGAATCTGGAATGGAACAAAGCGGCTTCTCGCTTGTTTAATTATATTTACTATACAGAGAATCCCTCCTATGATTTTAAGATTGGAGATATTCCAGTTAAGATCCATGGTAATTATATTCAAGTAGGTTCTCGATTGATTCCGAAGTTTACAAGTTCGTCATTCTTTAATGATCTTCCTAAGAAGGATCGTATTATTCTTTACAATATCTCAATGAACATTAATTCATTAGAAATTGCAGCGTAACTAACTTATAACAAATCTTTTCAGAATTTTACAAAATTTTTCAAACTATATCAAATTCTTTCAAAGTTTTCTGAGAAGTAGATAAACTAACATTATGATAGTATTACCTACTGAGAAAATTAAAGCAAAGGTGAGAAATCCAAGATTTCTTATCTTTTTTGGTAAACCGAAATCTGGTAAAACAACATTAGCAGCTCATTTAGAAAATAATTTAATTGTCGATCTAGAGGGTGGATCTGAATTTATTGATTGCTTAGCAGTACAAGCTAGAAATATTAATGATTTAGGTGAAATAGCTAATGCCATTAGACAAAAGAATAAAGAATGTAATGGATATTTCTACAAATATATCACAATCGATAACGCAACACGTTTGGAAGAAATTACGTTATCATATGCTCTCACTTTATATAATCAAACTCCAATGGGGAAGAGTTATAAGGGAGATGTACGATTACTGCCGCAAGGCGGTGGCTGGTTTTATGTAAGACAAGCCGTACGTAAAGTATTAGATATGTTTAGAGAACTTTGCGAGAATTTTATCCTGATAGGTCATACTAAGGATAAACTTGTAAACAAAGATGGTGAAGAACTTTCAGAAATGGAATTAGACTTAGCTGGAAAGTTAAGTAATATAATATGTGGAGAAGCAGATGCTATCGCATATATTTCTAGAAAGAAGAACCAAACCATTGCATCCTTTAAAGGTGGGGAGAATATTACTATTGAAGCAAGAGCTCCACACCTAAGAGGTCAAAATATTGTTATCGCAGAAAGTGATGACGAAGGAAAAATCTCAGTATATTGGGATAAAATTTATTTGCCAAACCAAGAATAACCAAAACATAGAAGAAGATGATTTATAGTTCACAAAGAGCACAAGCTATCCAGAAAAAAGATATTGCATATTTAGCAGCTGGTATCCATGACAATGTAGTATTAGAATCAATTAGAGTAGATAAGTCTCTCAATGGTAATAATTTTATTGAGTTTAAATTCGTTGCAAAAGATGGTAAATTTATGACTCATACAGAGTGGGAACCGTCTAAATCAGACAATATGTCCGATGAAGATTTGCAAAGAAAATGTGATAATCAGTTTGCAAGAATTGATCAGATTCTTGAATGTTATTATCCAAATCCTGAAGATAGAGTCTTTAATGGCGAAAGCTTTAAGGAATTTATTACTTGGGTAGCTGAAAAGCTTAACAATGCAGATAAGTCTACATTGCTTCGTATTAAAGTAGTATATAATAATAGTGGTTATACTACTCTACCGAAGTATGCAAAATATAGATTTATTGAACCGATGACGATTGTTGATAAGAATGAGTCTGTTATTGTCAAGTTGAATATTGATCAATTTGAAAAACCGGTAATTGCTGATTTTGAACAATCGAATCCAAATCCACTATTATCTAATGAATCATTTACCGTAGTAGATGGAACTTTAGATAATACAAATAATGCCGATCCTAACGGATTGCCATTTTAAAAATATAAATTCTATTTGCGCAATAGAACGAAGACTATGCAGCCTCTGATTTTATCACGCAAGCATACCAGATCGTAGGCTGGCACTGACCACACAGGGGGTATTGTAAAAGGTGGAGCAATGTCTAATGGTTAGATTCGTGGGGATCGTTACCCCACATTGCACTTATTCAAATTTATATCATATGTATGACTCTAAAAGAATTAAAAAACAAGATAATCCTATTACTTTGGATTATATCTTATCAAAAGTCACAGAATATGATATTTATGCTAGATATCTAGGACAATTTAAAGTTGGATTTATTTATAATAGTCCATTCAGAAAGGATAAGAATCCTTCATTTGGAATATTCCGAAGTAAGAAGACTGGAAAATTACTATTTAAAGATCATGGTAATGGAGAATGCGGAGATGTAATTAAATTCGTAGAGTTATATACTGGTATAACTAATTATAATGATCTACTAAATCAAATAGTAAAGGATATGCAAATTACTAATAATACGGTATTGCATAGTAATAAAGAAGTAGAGAAATCTACTGAAACAGTTATTGGAGTAGTTAGACAAGATTGGACAGATATAGATAAACAATATTGGTCACAATTTGGGATTTCTCTAAAGACTTTAAAGAAATTTGGTGTAAGTAGTATAAAATATTATTTGTGTGATGGTGTAGTAAAGGGAGTGTATAAGGAAAATAATCCTATGTATGCATATAAAGTATATGATAGATTCAAGATTTATAGACCTTTAACAGATAAATATACTAAATGGCGTAATAATTTAACTCCATATGATATTCAGGGATATGAACAATTACCTAAAAAAGGTGATTTACTAATTATTACTAAATCTATGAAGGATGTTATGTGTTTATATGAAATGGGTTATACTGCAATATCACCAGCTTCAGAAAGCACATTTCTTACTCCAGATGTTATAGATGCACTTAAACTTCGATTTAAGCGTATTTTAATATGTTTTGATAGAGACGTTCCTGGAGTTAAAAATATGCGTAAGATAAGCCTTAAAACAGGTTTAAATGGATTCTTAGTACATAAGAAATTCCAAAGTAAAGACATATCTGATGCCGTTAAGAATAATGGCTTTGAAGTAATTAAAAATTGGTTAAAAGAAACACTATGATATGGTTTACTTCAGATCTACATTTCTTTCACGACCGTATACTAGAATTTCATCCAAAACGAAAAGATATATTTGGAAGTACTGTTGAAAAAGCTAAAGAAGCTATGATACAGTTATGGAATTCTAGAGTAAACAAGAAAGATACTGTATATATTTTAGGTGATCTTGCATTTGGTGAAGTAGAAGATAAAAGAAAACTATTTCAGAGACTAAATGGTAATAAAGTACTAATACTTGGTAATCATGATAAAGTACCAGATCATTTAAAGTGCTATTTCAATCATATTACTCAGATCAAGAATATTAAATTTAAGAAATCCGTATATAATTTCTTACATAAAGATCTAGAAGTAATAATGTGTCATTTTCCGATGTTAAGTTGGGAACACAAAGATAAAGGATCTGTTATGATACACGGTCATTGTCATGGAAAAGTAGATCAAATAAATACAGATTCTAAAGAATTAAGAGTAGATGTAGGTATAGATGGAAATCTAGCTAATTATGATCTAATATCTTTAGAAAAACTTGCAAATCATCTTATAAAAATAGAAAAAGACAATAAACATGGAATGGTTAAATAGTACACCAGACTTAACATGGTTACAATTAATTCTGATTAGTTTTATTGGAAATCTTTGTGGAAGTTTACTTTGTACATATATTGATCGTTATGAAGCAAAGAAAAACAAAAAGAAAGAAAACGATAAATCAGAAAGTTAAAAATGCCACACCAAACATATATGATGGTATTGAATTTAAAAGTAAACTTGAAACATATGTTTATAAACAATTAAAGGCTCATAATCTTAAAGCAGAATATGAGCCTATTAAATTTGAATTAATACCAGCATTTACTTTTTGTGGTAAAAAGATCCGAGCGATGACTTATACTCCAGACTTTGTTGGAGATAATTTTATTATCGAAGCTAAAGGAAAACCTAATGATGTATGGCCATATAAATGGAAATGGTTCATGTGGTATCTTTTAAATAAAGGATTAGCTGAGAAGTATAAGTTATTTGTAGTACACAATCATAAAGAAACTGATGAATGTATTAGACGAATTCAAGAACTATAAGAGAAAGTTTATACAAATATCTCCTAGAACTGCAATTCTTCTTCACATATTTTCAAAAGATAGTGATGACTTTGAAGATATAGTATTACTAGATAATGAAGGTTATAGAGAGAAATCGTATTGTACAAAAATTTACAAAGACGCAGCAGATCAGTTCTTTAAACAATTTGAAGGAAATGAATGTCTATGTTTTGTAAAATATTTAAGAGATAAATGTAATAAAATGCTAAAAGAGCACGAAGATAAAGTACAAAAACTAAAACCAAATAAAGATAATGAAGAACATATCTGAAAATACAATTAAGTTATTTAAGAGTAATTATAAGTTAGCTATTTCAGAACTCGAAAATAAGATTTTAGAGAAAGAAATGGAACTTGATAACTTTTTTAATAATGATAATATCTCTAAAAGTAAAAATAGTTATACAGTAAGTTTATTTTATACTTATTATGATAAGAATCTATTTAAGAGATATCATGAATTGAAACAGGATATTACAAAATATTATAATCTGTTACAAGAATATAAAACAACTTATGATAACTTTATTTTAGGATTAGAAAATGAAAGTAACAGCAATCAGTGATTTACATGGTA